GCATTTGCCACCATACTTAAAAAAGTCATACTTAGGATTAGTAAAATGACTTTTCATAGAGAGATAAGTTTGATAAGTCTCAAACGGTGTCACTTTCATTCACTAACATCATATAGGAAGTTTTGCTCTAGAAGTTTTCTTCATAAAATTCAGATTAATAGCATCATACTTTAATCTTTCTTTTAATGGTTTAGAAATTAACTTCGTTACTGAGTCTACCTCAATATTATTAATTTCGCAATAGTGGCAAATAGCATCAATATAATTCATCTGCTCTTTTGCCACAATAGTTTCAATTTCCATCGCAAACTTGGATGGTGTTAAAAACTTACTCTCTATTGCCTTTTCTAATTCTTTACTAGTTTCCATAGAACTCCAACTTATCTCTAACAAACTTGTTAATATATTTGTTGAGGAGTTTGATGTACTTTGCTTTGTCGTATTCTTCATAAACTACACACTCTCCATTTTCACAAGCCATAATGATCACAAGTTTTTTGACGGGGATATCCCGCATTTCGTATAGCATACATCCATATGCCATTGCCTGAACAAAATAATGTTCTACCCACTCCCGTGGTTTAGGTTTCTTAGAAGTCTTAAAGTCAATTATTGCTAATTCACCATCGTATTCTGCAATACAATCGACTGTTCCTGCAACACCCAATTGCCTACTATATAGGGCACCTTCCAGAGCGTATATATTATTTATTTTATTGAGTTCACCCTTGGCAATCTTAAAGAGAAACTCTGAGATAGGTGGCACGTCTGGAAGATTATCATTTTTCAAATAATACTCTGTAAGAGTATGCATATCAGTACCACGTCTTGTGGCAGCTTTCGTAATTTTATCCGCTTCAACATCCCCGACTCTTTTTCTCCACTTAATAAAGATTTCTTTATTAAAATGACTGGTTATAGAAGTAATTGATACTAATTTAATTAGTTCTTCTACATCGGGAATTGAATAATAACGAACACCATCTATAGTCTCCCTAGAAAGTTTAGGGAGATCAAGTTCAACATGATCAAACATTACATACCTGCTTCCATCTTGGCAATGATATATTCTTTGACAAGTCCAGAACGAACTATGTCTTCTATACCAAATTCTATTATATCAAAAGATGACATTTTACGCAAGATGTCCATAAAGTCTACGATACCATTACGATCATTCGTTTTTGTAAGATCTGATTGACTAGCATCTCCACAGAACATAATTCGACTATTCTCACCAATTCTTGTAATAATAGAATCAAGTTCATGAAAATTTAAGTTCTGATATTCATCAACAATAACAATAGCATTATCTAATGTTGTTCCCCTTAAAAAAGAGGTACTCCAAAACTTAATCGTCTCTTGGGACTTAAGATTACCATAGAGCATCTCAAAGTCTGCATCAGATGGCATACTAAACATATATCTCACCATATGCTTGTAAGGTATCTGATAATATGAGGACTTGTCTTCATGATCACCAGGAAGGAAACCAATTTCACGAGTGCTAACAAGACTCCTAACAATATAAATTTTTTCGTAAGGTGTATTTTCATCTAGAACCTCTTTAAGAGCATTAAAAAGTGTAATAAATGTCTTGCCAGTTCCTGCACATCCATATGCTATGATATGTTTCTCATTGGCATATGAATCAAATAGTTTTTTCTGATTATCGGTGATAGGTTCAATATTAACCAGATAATCAGCACTTAAAGGCTTTTTTCTCTTCATCTGTCTGGTCGTCAAACCAACTCCAATAGGCTGATCAACACTCTTTTTTCTTCTTGGCATCTTTATATCTTTAGATTAGGTGCTCCTGGTGCCGTACTTGCCTTAGCTAATATATCATTCCATCCAGGTTTTTTACTTACTAACGTATTACGCCAGTCACCTACTTCGGTAGCCATCGGACAAGTTGAAGGATCACTCCAATCACGTTTCCAATCAGGATGATCATCACACCATTCTGACCATTCAGTAATACTCATTACCACTTCTTTTTGTTCACCAGTCTCTTTGTGAATAACAGGATATGTTGCCATAATTATAAAGTCCTATAAAGTTATTTAGATGTCCATTCGAGAGCTTCTGCAACATTCGGGAATTTCTCCACAAATATTCTTCTACATACCTCTGCAATATCCATGTGCTCTTTCTGTGTACCGTGTGCAGATCTCAAATTAATATAGTGAATCCAAGAACGGCACGATCCAGTCATATACAGTCGTGTTGGTGTTGCAAGTGGGAGCACAAATCTTGCACATTCCTTTGCAACTCCTGCATTTAACATTTGCTTATATAAAGACATTGACTGATCAAAGATCTTCTGTATTTCTATCTCATAATGCTGTCTATCTTTGGGATCTAGATCATCTATAGAGTTCTGTCTATTCTTTATATCTTGTCTACGGAGTTCTGGAAGTGGTATAGACTCTTCTAACAGACTACTATCAGCATATCTCTGTGAAAACTCCTGATATGTGAAGGATCTGTGCCTTAGAATCTGAGCCGCAAGTCCGCGCGTCGTCTCGATCTCCAAAGTCATGTGAGATTGTTCAAAGACACTCCAATGATTATGCTTAATACAATATTTTAAGAGTCCTGCATACTTTTCATTATCTTGATTTTTTGGGTTAGATACACGAGCAATATAACCCATTGTCTTTTCAGCATCAGGAGTGATACTTACAAATTTAACATTCATTTTTTTCTAAAATCTTAATGGGCATAGTTACCAATTTAGGATAAGTCATTTTTTATTACCAAATCCTTCAGGTTTTTTTCTTTTGGTTTTTGCTACTTCCGTTTCCAAAATAACAAGTTGTTCTTTCATAAAACCAAGTTCTTCAGAATTATACAAATAATCTTGCTGAAGTGCTTTTTTTAAATTCTTTAACATTTGCTTAGATCTCATTAGTCTGCATACCCATCGTCATCATCTCCTATTTGATATTCACTAGGTTGATAAGCATCTATATCAGAATAAACTTCTGCTTTCAAAGCTTCAACTAAAAGTTCTAAATTACGAACAATTAATTTTAGTTTTTCTCTTTTAGGTTCCATATTTTTTATATGGTATTTATATATTTTACACAAAAAAAGAGGAGCTGTCAATAGCTCCTCTCATATTAAGTTATTAACTCCTATTAGACGTGAGATAGAACACGTTTGTGTCCTTCAGCATCTACAAGAAACGATACACCACGGTATGTCTCTACATGTTCTGCTGCTCTTACTGTCTTGTTAGGACGGTTCTCGGTATCATAAGTGATACCACGGTAAGTAACTTTTGCCATTGGATTTTCTCCTAAAGTAGTTGGGTTTTTAATCCGTTCCTTTAGTCGGCTTTTGCGTCCCAACAACCTTCTTCACTATTGAGTTTAATAATCTCAATAACGTCTGCCTTTTCTTCTTGTGGAAGATATTTGTCCTTTTGCACATCCTCAATGAGGTATTGTGATGCAGAACAGGTAAGAGCAGCAATTAATAAAAAAGGTGTCATGGGATGAACGATAGTCCGTTCCGAGTCGGCTTACTTGCGACCCCTAAAGGGGTTGAACGTATGTGCTAATAATAACACAGTTATAATATATAGGCAAGCATGTTTGTATTCCCTGATACAAACTCCTATGGATCCAAAAAATACCGGAGTTTTTTACCCCCGATATTTGGAATTAAAAGTTGATTTTGGTTTACCCTTTTCTTTTTTTCTTCTGTTGTGGTGCTTTATATCCCCAAATGTTTGGCTTAATATTACCATGTCCATAATCAATACTCTTTAAATTAAGACCAACCTTATCATAATACATATCAAATATATTTGTTCTTGTTCCTCGTGTTAAATCAAAACAAATCTTTTCTTCGTACATATATTTCACAATAAAAGCATCACTTGGTGCTTTTTTAGTACAAACATCAGTATAAGAACCATCATCTACAATAATCTCACAACCATATTTGGATTTACAGTTCTCCCTTTCTTCCTTTGTCCATAGTACCTGTTTTTCTTCTTTCTTTTGTTCTTCCTTCACAACAGTCATGATCTATCACCCCATACAATATTAGAATATGCTTCGGAAACTACATCTTTTGTAATTTTATACTTATCAGATAATTGACCATCTTTCGCAAGAACAATAATCTCTGCTTCTAATGGATGAAGTCCTTGTAAAATATTAATAAACATTGTTTCTCGACGAATATTACTCATAGCATCATTACCACCTTTCACAAAATGATAGAAATTCTTAGATTCTCTACGAATAGTTGTATGTCCTTGCTGATCACTCACACCTAAAGAAAAATTCCCAGTTTCATGCATAACACGAACATCTTGAGATATTCTAGTACTCAAAGTTCCACTATAAGTATTCTGCTCATCATATCCAACATAAGGTACTGGACCACCAGGAAGTATTGATTGTATAGATTCATCAAAATTCCAAACAAGAATTCTTCTTAATGATTGATCATCATATTTTCTAAGAACTTCTACTTTCTTTGCTTTACTTCTTGAACGAGATACTAAATCAAAAACCTCAAAAGCTAATGGATTCCTTGGCAAATTATCAACTACAAAAGGAATAGTCTTTTTTCCTGTTGTTGACTTGCTTTTAGTCGTCGTCTTCTTCGTCGTTGTCATAATTGTTTTCAAATCTGAATGCTATAACCTCATCTGGTATTAAATTACCTTGTGTATCAAACATTTCGGGGTGAGGTCGTGGTACTTCCCGATAATTCATCATATAATCTCTTGCAACCCAACCTCCCAATATTCCCACAAAGAAAAATAATAATGATACAGGTAACAATAAAGTTAATATTATCTCAGTATCAATAGTCATCTCTTTACCTCCTGGAAATTTAAATTGAAAAGTTTTGATGCTCTTTTTCTTCCCCCTATTCAAGATAAACTCAACACCACGATTAATATGGTTGTTTTTATTTAGCTCTGCATTAAAGAATTTTTTTCTCTTTGAGGAATTCAATGGTTCCAATACATCCTCCTAATTTCTTACCATCACATGTAACTTGTGGAAAAGTAGACCCTTCACCAAATTCACCATAAAATGCATCTTTATCAAATTGCTTATCCAAAGTATACACCACATATTTACTTTCTGTCAACTCTAAAACTTGCTTTATCTTCTCACAATATGGGCAACCATCTTTTGAAAAAACTGTAAAATTCATTACTTTATAGCCTTAAAGAATAATTTATAAAAGAAAAAAAGGGAGGTCTCCCTCCCTTATGTTCCCACCAACACACTTCTCCCACCACAGAGAAGTGACTTCAATCCCAAAGTTACAAGGATGTTGAAGATATGAATATTATATAAGATTTCTACCTAATTGTCAACACTAAAATGAATACAATGTTCTTCGTGCTTCTGCATACTTATTTTTAGCTTCTTGTTGTTTAGTTTCAGATTCTTCAAGTTTAGTATTCTTTTCATCAGATCCTTCTTCTAATAATTCTGCTTGCATACAAAGTTGATCTGCTTCCATAAAGAGAACGTCTGAAGCATCCACAAGATCTTTAACAGAATTGAATTGATCTTCATTTAATATCTGAACAACCTTTTTATTATCACATGAAACATTTTCAACATTAGTAGAATCAGGAAGGTCTGAAAGGCATATATCAACACCCTCACTATCTAATATAAACACTTTAGTACCAAGACCTGGATATTCTTTCTCAGGTTTTCTTCTCTCTACATATGAAGCATCTGCAATCCATTCATTAGTATCTGAATTATATGTTTTTTTGATAGACGTTATCCATGTGTCATCACTCGTCTTTTTATAATAATGTTTGATGTATTGTGTCATTTGTTTTTTAGTTATTTAGATTTCACTTCACCATTTATAACCATCATATCCAAATGATAATTATTAAAGAATTCATTTGCCTCTTCAGGTGTTTCTAATATGGGTTCTCCATTCCCATTCAAGCTAGTATTTAATAGCACAGGAACACCAGTTAATTCATAGAATGCTTTGACTAATCGATAGTAGTTTGGATTCGTCTTCTCATTGATAGTCTGGAACCTCGCAGACCCGTCTACATGCGTCACAGCAGGTATTTTATCTGCTTGCTTTACAGGTGCCGTATAGAGCATATAAGGACTAGGTATAGGGAAATCAAAC